GACAGGATGGTTTCACGGTTCAACTTCTGAAATCCCGTGTTAGCCAGAAACTCCTGCATGCGCCGCCATGCGGAGTTAACCGCCGTCTGCGCGAAGGGAGCGTTATCGGTCAACACTTCACCGCCGATAGACTGAATGGCGTCATTCAGCCGCAGCCGTGCCGTGTTTAGCACGGTTTCGACAGTATCGTATGGGGCTACCGGCATCGGGTTACCGTTTGGCGGGCTTCTCCAGTTCTTCCTTCATTGCGTCCTGCTGCGCCTTCAACTTGCGGTAGAGCTCGGGGTCGATGATCGAACCGCATTTGCACATCGCGATGCCCGCCGGATTGAACGAACCGCACATCTGACACTGTACGGATTCCTGCGTGTGCTGGTGGTGAACCCATTTTTCGTTGATGCCCCGCGTACGGGCGGCCAGCAGGTGCCGGTCGGTGATGACGTTCTTCCGCTCCTCCGGGCCTTTGTCGTAGGCGTCCCGCGCCTCTTCAATGAGCCGGTCCACGTAGAGCGAGAGCTTTTCGCGCGCCGCCTGAACTTCTGCGGCGGTCGCTTCCCGTCCGGCGGGCACAAACACGCCGTACTGAACCAGCGAGTTTTGCGGCGCCATGCCAAAGCCAACGCCGATCAGGTCATTGGCGACCATGCGGCCATCGTCCTCGAAGTAGCCAAACTCGTTCTCGCTGATGATTTTGGCTTCGCGCCGCACTTCCGGCATGGGCGCGCTCATCGCGTACCCGAGTTTCTTTGGATCGTTGGCTTTGTCATACGCCGGGATGAAAACGGACAGCGGGCCGCGCTCCACGAAGTAGGGCCACGGACCCACGTTGCAGATGGAGAACGTTTCAGTCTCCATCATCACGCGAATCCGGTTGAGTGTCGGCGGCAGCGCGCGTCCATTGTTGAGTTGGCGCTGTTCTTCGTGGATGATCTGTGCGGCTTCGGCGGCGGTGATACGGGCCATGCGGTTATGCTCCTGCCAGCAGCGTGCTGGTCATGTCGAGGCCGCGCAAATCCTTGGGGTTGCGAAGCCGGTTAAGCCGTGGAACGGGCAAGCCCAATTCCTCGGCAGTTTTCAAATCTGCGCGCGTCTTCGAGCCACGCGACACCATACGGCTGGATACCGGAGCCATCCCGAAAGCTGTCACGGCGTCGCGAATCTCTGCATCTGCCGCGCTGCGCATCTCGCGCCCTTCCGCGTCGTAGTCTCGCATCACGGCGTCCCGGTGATCCTGATAGGACCGGAGCCGCTTGCGCTCCAGCAGCGCTATCAACTGGTCCAGATTATCGGCCTGCACACCTTGGTCAAACTCGAACGCCAATTGGTACTCACCCCGCGATGGATACGGGCCGAGAATGGGCCAGCCGCTGAATGGATCGCGCATGTCGTCCCATTCCCGCTTGCTCATTGCAGGCATGCCCCACCGCTCCAGAATCCAGAACGTCTTAACTCCGGGGTAGCGCGTGGCCCAACGGTAACAACGGCTCCCGTCCGGCCACTCGCCGCCCACCAAATGCTTGACCGAGGCCGCGGCTACGATCCGGTAGAGATTCTCCCCATACGGGTTTTTCCCGTAACGGCTCATCGGGGTAGGCCAGTGGCGGATGTTCACCGCCGGATCGTAGTCGAGGCTCATCGCTTTAGTGGCCGAAGTAGTACTTGGGAATGTTCACGCCGCTCAGGTAGGCATTCATTCGCGGTTGAACCGACGCGAATTGCAGCATGATGACGAGATACATCACCATTGCCGCCGCTACGCCGCCGGTCGCGCCGTACGTCGGGAACACCGTCTGTCCCTTCACGTCGTACAGCGAAAGCGACTTGCTCTGAATCTGGAACCAGTGTTCCAGAGCCAGCCAGTCGATGTACCCCGGTTTCGCGCGTTCGTTCACGATCACCTCGCGCCCGCCGATCGTCCGCGTACGCCGCTTGCGCAGCATGTCCGGTTGCTCGTCGCCGCGAAGGTTCGCCACGTCGACGCGCTGCACCAGCAGGGAGTTATTCTCCCACGCCGCCGCCATGTCCACGTTGCAGTGCGGAGTCAGGTTCGCGTTTTCCGCCTTCTCCACGCCCAAGGAGATTTCCATCAGCGCTTCGATCGCGCGCACCAGTGCGGGAGTCAGCGAACCGGGGGCATTGAAATTCGGCACGTTGAACTTTCCGGGATACGCCGACTTCTGGATATTCATGTACGTGCCGGTGTTGCCCGCCACGTTGAACGCGCGCAGCCCGAAGAGTCCCGAATTGCTCACGCCAGCCGATCCGCTCACCAGCATTCTGGTGCCACCGGTCACGCCCGCCGGCGGCGCCACCGTCATCACGATTTGGCTGTTGATGGCGTCCACCGAAAGGATGGTGCCCGATCCGAGGAAGGCGCCGCCCTGGTCCAGCAGGTTGCTGTAGAAGTCGATGTCCTGGTTGTCCTGAAAGGCATTCGGGTTATTGACCGTGATGGTCGTACCCGAAACCGAAACCACCGTGTCCAGTGTATTGCTGCCGTCCGTCTGGAGCAGCGCGTCCATGTAGCCCGACATGGTTTCGGTCTGCTGCGATTGCAACAGAGCCACGTAATCCTCGATGGCCTTTTCGTCGGAGTCCGTGGTGTACTCCGCTTGGGCGGTCCACTGGCTGGCCTGCACGAAACTCACGCAGGAGATCGTAGCGGGCACGGTCTGCGGACCCGAGCCGAGGCCGAGGTCCCCGCCGTCGAAGTTGCCGACGCGGAATTTCCCGGCGGTCAGCGGCTGCATGGGGATGCGGGTTGGCCGGTTGGATACCGGTTTGATTTTGGTGTTGTTTTTGATGTGCTTCCAGAGCCGAGAGCCCGCGAGTGCGAGCTTTTCGAGCTTGGGAACCACGTATTCTCGTTGTGTGCCGAGTGACGCGGCGACGTTGCCGACAGGCATGTAGGATCACCTCAGATGTTGAAGTGTCTCGGCGATCCTTTGCCCGAAATTGGGCCAGCCTGGACGGCGCTGCACCGTTGCGCTTGCGACCTGCCGCCGTGCGGCCCCGGTTTCAATTGGGTGTCCGTCCCCCCGGCCAAAACGTGCGGCTTGTTACGAGTGGAAGTGTAGCACACAAACAGAAAAGGCGAAAGCCTTTCGACTTCCGCCTTTCCGAGCGTTTTCCCAGATTTTACCCGCAAGATGGGTCTGGAGGAATTCTACCCTATTTGTCCTTCCATGTCACCCGGCGCCCGTCCTTCAGGATAGCCTTATTGCCCATCAGCATTCCTTGATTTGTACGGTTAAAGTCAATATCCCAGGTGCTCGGCTCTTTGGCTACCGGGGCATACGCTGAACCGCCGCCGTTCTGCTGCTGGCCGTTCGCCACTGCCTTAACCACGGGCCGCTGGCCGTTCACTGCGGGCTTCTTGGCACCGCGCAGCGTAGATGCCACCGCGCTCTGCATCGCTTCGGGCACCACGCGCGCGTAAATCGACTTCATGTAGCGCAGGTATCCCGCCTTGTCGTTCGCCGTGATGAACCGCTGTGCCTTCTCAGCCCATCCTGGAAACATGCGATCGGCCGCCGACTTGCCGCGAGTCGTGAACAATTCCCGGATTTGGAGCTTTTCTTCTGCGCTCGGCTTGCGGCCAGCGAGAGCGCGCGAATACTCCGCGTCCATGATCGTGCGTTGCGCGGTGTCCCGCTCCAACTTCCACTCCCGCGCCCGCAACTCTTCCTCGCGGCGGGTATGGTCGTCGTTCTTTGGCGTGGCAGTTGATTTCTTCACCTCGGGCATCGGCTTGTTAGCCAGTGCCTTGAACGCTCCGAGGTAACTGTTCACCAACTTGAACGCTTCAACCGCGTTCTCGTTCTTGTCCAGTGCCCCGATGCAGTCTTGCAGCCGCATCATCAGCAGCGGGACTTCGTTCGCCACCAGATCCTGGTAGACGATCCGCCCGAGATAGGCGCCGAAGCCATCGGGGTGCAACTCGGCATACTTGGCGAACACGACCGGGGCGATTGCCGCGAAGCCTTCCTTGCTGGACTCGATGAGGTCATCCACGAAAGCCGGATCGCCGTCCATGAACTGCTTTGCCAGCCCGTCCATTTCAGCAAGGCCCGCAATCTTCTCTTCGATGGCCTGTACGCCGCCGAATTCCTCTACCTTGTCGCGCAACTCGCGCGCTTCGGCCACGCCGCCGGGAAACTCACGGTCGAGTTCCGCGATTCGGTACATGCTTTTCGTGAGCAACTTCCCGAGAGACGGGTTTTCCGCCTTCAGCTTCTGGAGAGCTGCGGAAACGGTGGGGTCAAGCTTCTTTCCATCCGGCTGAAACAGCGATGTGACGGCCGGTTTGCCATCGTCGCCTTCGCCATCTTTCTCACCTTCACCTTCCCCGGACTGTTCACCTTCCGGCGTCTCGCCGTCGCCATCGGGCGTTTCGTGTTCCTGTTCTTCCGCGTCTACCGGCGGTTCTAGCAAATCGAGTTCTGGCATATTCCCCTCTACGCGGCTGGCGCTTCTGCGCCCTGCTGCGGTTTCTCTTTCGCCTGTGGTTTGGCCTGTTGTGGCTGCTGCGCCGCGATTGCCGCAGCCTGGGCCGCTTGTTCCATCTGCATGTACTTCTGGTGCTCTTTGGCGTGCAGCCGGACGTTTTCAATTCCAGCCTGGTTGCCAGCCGTGATCTGCTGCTGAACCTTCGGATAGTCGCTCAGAAATTCCCGGCACTCCTCAAATTCCCAATCGTGGAAGTCGAGCTCGTCCGGCGGAATCGAAGATTGCATGAGCGCCGCTTCATCGAACGGCTGCGGCGCGGGCTCGAGTCCAGCCTTGGCCGCGAGAGTCCCGCGGGCGTGCTCCACCTGCGCGGCTTCGACCATCTCGGGAGCCGGGGGCTGTGGCGGCTGCTGCAACAGAATCTCGATCTCGGCAATTTGTTTCCGCCGCGCCTTCGCCTCGGGCAGTGTGATTTCGGGAATGCCCATGATGCGCGCGAAGGCGTCCCAATTGTCTGGGCTCGTGAAAAGCTGCTGCGCCAGTATCGGATTCTTGGAGGCCATCTCCATGATTTGCGCCAGCGTGGCGCGCTTCTGAACGGTGGATTCCGGGTAACCGCTGTCCACGTCGGGGTGCGTCAGGAAATGGCCCTTCCCGAGGTCTCCGAGGCTCACCGTAACCGCGCCCTTCGGGCCGGGGATCACGATCGGCTTCTGATCCTGCCCGCCCTTCGCCGCCTGCAATGCCGCTTGATGGTAAATCTTAGCGGCCAGCCGCTGCACCGCTCCCCAGATCAACCCAAGTTGCCCCATCGCCTGCTGAAGCGCTGCATTGTAGCCAGCCGCCGTCTTCTGATCGGGCATCCCCGCGCCCTGCACCGCTGAGGGAATCGCCAAGATGAACTGAAGCAGGTAGGTGATTTTCCACTCCATGAACTGAATGAAGGTTTCGGGAATCTTCGGGTCCGGCTCACGAAAGAACTGATCGGCGTACTTTGCATCCCGCGGCGCGCGGTTCTTCAGCGCGCGAAAGGCGTACGGCGCCGCAATCTGGTCGTTGATCGCCGCCAAGTCCTGCGAATCTTCGTTAACCCACGTGGAGGGCCAGCCGACCATCTCAACTTCGTGAAAATTGTTCATTTCATCGTTGAAGTCGTCCTGAATGGACACCGCCGGGTCCATGATGGCGTCCCGCGCCATGCCATCGCCGGGGTACGGGAAATCCAGCGCTGTTTCGTCGTCCATGCAGCAGTCGCGCGATCCCACGTACTGGTTGCCGATGAACGTAGCCGCGCAGCCATCAGGGAACGCTTCGTTCAGCGCATCCCGCAAGGTCCACTCTTCGCCCGCGTGCTCCTCATCGCTATAGCCCGTATCGAGACACTTGCTCATGAACATCGAAGGCCGGAGGAATGCATACTTGCGCTCCACGTACCAAGCGTAGGTGTCCGTAATCTGGTAGGATGCCGAATCCCCTTGCAGTGCGCCGATCCGCGCCAGCCGCTCGAATTGGGTATCCGCTACCGCGTCGTCGCCCTGTGTGCGGATCTTGTCGGCGAACTTCGGGTGCTCCATCTGCGCGATGAACTGGTGTGGGTCCTCCGTGATGATGAGGTACGGGCACTGCGAAATGTCCGTCGCCATGATCGGAACTTTGGTTTCCAGCACGCCGTACACGGTAGCAATCTGAACTTGTCGCGGCTGCCCCTGATCGTCCGTGCCCCATTTCGCCTCATCGGCTACCGTGCGCGTCCATGTCACCGTGCGCCCGTCCGTGCCCATCATCCGTACAACGGAGGTGAGCAGGTCGCTCGGCGAGTTCCGGCGATCAAATAGTAGCCGGTATGATTCGGCGGCTTCGCACGCCTGCAAGTCTTCGGACTTGTCGGCGCAGTCCGGCTCGAAGTCCACCCCCACCGGGTTCTCGCTGAGTTTTGCGATGATGATCCGTAGCGCGCGGCCGAAGATGTTGTAGTTGTCGATGTACTGCCCGCACTGGAGGTAGCCGTCGCCGCTCGGGTCAGGCACCAGCGCTCCCGGCGTCCCCTGAACGAAAATGCCGGTCGTCATGTCTTCGTAAATGTGCTGGATTCCGCGCTCGTAAAATCGGTTGCGGCGGGCCTTCAGTACTTCGATACGGCGCTGATACAGGTCTTGCCGCTGCGCTTCCTGCAAAAGCGCCAGCAGGGCATTCTGCAACTCCTCGGGAAGGTCTTCGTTATTGGGGCCGTACTCGCGTGCTCCTGAAGTGTTCGGGGCGGGCGTCTGGGCTTCGGCGTGTGCGCCGTCGTTGATGGTCGTCTGTGGATCGAACAGGGAGAGGTCGGGAGAGGCGATCATCAGTTCACCAGCACGCGGCTCTGCATCTTCGCCCACCGATTCATCACGCGGTCAACCACCTCAAGCTGCGCCTCGGTTTCGATGTAGTTCAGCACTGCGTCAACCACTTCGGCGGCCTCGTTGCAGCACAGCATGTCGCACCCCGGCTCCGTGATCTGCTCACAGAACGGGCACACGAGCGCCAGCGGCTCATCAGCGCTGATGATCGCGCGTACCTGTCGCTCTACTTCGAGCACCTTTTGGCGGCTGGTCATTCTCGGCCCGCCGCGCGTGCCATCACGCCCTTACGCTTCGGTAGGTCTGAGCGCGGCGTACTGGCGAAGTCGTGTAACTGCTCGTGGTTCATCTTCAGCAGCCCGCTATTCTTCTTCTTCAACTTGCCGGGTGCGTGCTCGGCGATCGCCATCGCACGTTGCTGTGCCTGTGAGACTGCGGGCATTCAATCCGCCTCCGCTGGATCGTCAAACTGCGGCTCCTCGGTTGAATCCTCGGGCCTCTGGACAGCGCGGCCCACAAGAGTGATCTCGTATAGATATTCGAGGAATTCAACCGAGGGAGCCATAAGCGCTACTGCAACACCTCCACGGTCAACTGGCGAATCTGGTTCGCCGTAGGGCTACCCGTCACCGGAGCCAGCGTGAATTCCAGCGTGTTCTGCGCGGTCAGGTCCACGGTGGAAGACACAGCCACGATGATATCGGCCGCCATCGTCAGCGGCGCGGTACAGGCCAGCGTGTACCCGATGAACCCGTGGCACTCCACGGTGCCGGTCGCACCGGCAGCCGCACACGTCATCGTGATATCGAAGTCGAAACTGATCACCGCCGCCGATGTCAGGGTCCCCGAAACCGCAGTGAACGGCGTAATACTCGTGGTGCCGTACACCGAATGGAGTTTGAGCGCTACCGTGATGGTGCCGGTATTCGCCGAATTGGTTGAGAACCCCTTGCCCTTCAGCCGGATCGTGCGTCCCACGAAGTTGAGGAATCCCGCCGGCAGATTGACTTCGGCCAGAGAACCCGTCGCCGCCGCAGCGATCGTGCCCGCATCGGCGAAGGCATTGTAGGCCGTCTGGAAGACCTGGGGCGGCTGATAAGACGGTTGCGGCTTGATCGTGCCAAACGCCGTCGACGCGCCCGGAACTAAGGCCAGCGCGCTGGTGGTTGCCGTCGCGACGGAGAAGGGCGTCCCGATCTTGAACGCCGCGATGGGTCCGCACTGAATCACCGTGCCATTGGCGGCGGTAACCGGCGCTTGCCAGGCGGTTGTACCAAGGTAGACGCGGTAACCTACCGCACCCGTGGCCGCCGCCGGTCCCGAACCGCCAATCGCTACGGAGACGGTCGACGTGAAACTGTAGTCGGAGGAGGCTAGAGTCTCGCCACCGAGCGCCGTAACGTAGGTGAATACCACGTGAATGGTCGTTGCCGTCCAAGTGCCGGTGACGCCAGCCTGTGAGGCCACAGTAGCTGTGGTCGCCGCAGCAGGTGCCGCTATTGCCGCTCCGGTCGGCTTGTTCGCCCAATACACCGGAGCGCCGCTCGAACGGTCCACAATCGTCACGGTACCAGTGCTCGGCAGTGTGGCCGCCGCTAGAATCGCATTCGTCCCGCCAGCCGCGCGCCACGCGGAGTCTACCACAACAACCCCGCCACCGCGGGCCTGCGCGTCATTGATCGCCTCCTGTAGCCCTATGGAACCCGAGGAAATCAGCACACCGCGGCCGTGCGTGTTGGCGAAGGTGGCCGTGATGGTCGTGTTATCGTAGCCGAGTACCGCCGGGTTGCTCACCGCAGTCGGCGTCACGGTTTCGGCATTCGATCCCGCGTCGACTGTGATTGGCGCCAGCGTCGACACCGGGAATAGCACCGTGCCGTCCGAAAGCACCACCTGTCCGGTAACGAGGGTCAAAGTGCCCGCGCCGGTTGCCGTGGTGCCGATGTCCACTTCGAGAGGCGCTGGAGAGCCAGAGCCCGTGATTCCGTAAGCGTAGTTGAGGGCGTTGAATTCGCCCGCGAAACGTGTGCGATTGGCCATGACTGGCCTCCTTAGCGGCTATTTGCCGACTTTGTTAGGAGAAGATGGAATCCTCGGAGCCGCCGGACTTGTGCCGCGATCCTCCGTACTCGCTTTCCTCTTCATCCAGAAACTTGCCCATGTTTTCCTTCAGGGCTTCGATGTTCTCGTGGTTGTGCGGGCCTTGCACCTGCCCGTCTTCACCGGCGTGGTGCGACGTAATCGCGCCGTCTTCGCCCTGGTGGACGTGGTGATGCTTACCTGGCTCGTGATGCGCGCCCATGTGCACCAGCGCGTGCCCGATGTGCGGATGGTCCGTCTTCTCGCCGCTGATCACCGTATGGTAGGTGCCGTCGCCGTGTGGGTGAAGCTGCGTGTGCTCGCCTTCGGACTCGTGGTGCGCCGTTTCGGCCTTCTCCGTGATTCCAGGCTTCTTAGAGCCGCTGGCGAGTCCTGACATGCTATCGGCAATCGAGTGCATTTCAACTCCTTACGACGGTCGTTTTCTGCTGGCTGGCTGCGGCTGCGAATGTGCTCCACTTGGGCGCGCGGCGAACGGCTGGCGGCGGTTCGGGGACAGGCTTTGCGTTCGAGGCTTCACGGAGGGCGTTGAGTTCGGAGGTAACAGCGGTCAGCAGGCTACGCTGATTCAGCAGGTCCGCCGCCATAGATTCTTTTTGTCGCTCAAGAATTTCCACACGCCTGTCGATGGCCTCGCACAGATCATCGCCGTACATCAGCCATTGGAGCCACTTTCTCATCGTAGCCTGCTCCTACGTGCTCCAAGAGCGATCCATTCCAGGGCGATGACGAGCAGCGTCAACGAAATCGCGACTGACCAATGGGCATTGCGCCACACGTACACCATCAGCAGCAAGGTCAGTATGAGGCGCACAACCGCTGAGATCATTCGTTGCAAATCGTACCATACACCTGAGTGGAAGGCAATCACGCTCTGGCACGCCGCCGCAGATACCCCCGCTTCGACTGCTCCGCCTCCAGCCGCAGCATCGCCATTGCGCGCGCCGTGGGGTCCTGATGCTTGGCGAACGTCTCCGCGCGCGTCACATCATCGGGAACCTTGATTTCGGCTGACAAGTACGACTTGATGAGGTACCGCAGCATATCGGCAACGTCGTCCGCGATGTCCCCCGCCACCTTGCGGATATCGTTGGGGTCCTCCTCATCGGCCATCAGCATTGGTACCGCCTGCATAATCTCAGGGCACGCCGCGCTGATGAACAAGGCTGGTGCGTCCTCGGGCTGCTGCGCGTAGGGTGTCGACCCGCGCCACGAGCGCAGTTTCTTGGCCGCGGCGAAGCAGTTCCATAGCAAGCGCCACCCGCCTGGCCGGTCAATGTCGGCGTGCGACAGCCGCTGCAAGCCGCCACGCAACAGATGCGGTTCCATCTGGTCAACCACCGTATTCGCGGACCCGCGCTTCGCCCATCCGTCGTGCCCCATGAAGTGGAAGCGCACTTCGCGCCGTTCGGCGTCCGGCGTTATCTTCACGATGAGTTGCGCCAAGTCCGGCTCGGGCACGTCGCTGCACACCGCCTCCCGCGTGACGATGATTACCCGGATAGGCGCCATGCATTCCACGCCGAAGCGGTCGCGCACTTCCTCGATGGACATCATACCGGTGCGTGCCCACCCGGTAGCCGCATAGTGTGAGAAGCCCCAATCCGTCGCCAGCCACGCGCGCCACCAGGGCTTGACGATGGAGGCCACCACATCCGGTCGGAGCACAATCGTATTCTCGTCCCACACGTCGCCGTAATACTGACCGCTGAACTTCTCGAAGCTGCCCATCAGTTCGCCGATCCTTTCGCTTGGCCGCAGCCCGTTGAGCTTCCGGCCAAAGTCCGTCGACTCAATGAATAGCCGGAATCTCCGCTCATTGGAGAACACCTTGCAGCCGGAGAGCTCATCTGTAAAAGCATGGTCGTATGCCCACTCCGGGTCGTGGTAGAAGTCCCACTCTGAGACGATGCCGAGCGACCGAAACCACTCATAGTTGTCCCAGCCGTAGCCTTGGATAAACAGGAAATCTTCGGGCCGCTCATTGGCGTTGAACTGCCGAAGGTGGAAAATGCGCCTCAAGTAGTTGGTGCCGATGCCGCCGGGATTGAACGTGTAGATGCGCTTGCAATATCCGGGACCGACACCCGGCGCACGGTTCGAGCCTGCAATCTGCTCCATTTCCTCCTGTGAGAATTCCTCGGCCTGCTCCAAGAAAATGAAGTGCGCTTGCGGCCCGCGTGCTTTCCTCTTCGCACGTCCCGAGTCGCCAGCGTGGATGAAAAATATCGAACTGCCGTTCGGTAGCCGGAGCTCGTGGTCGATCGCCCGCCAAAACTGCTTGAGTTCCGGGTACTCTCGGAACATCGGCTGTACATGGTCTTTGTTGAGATCGTCCCACACGCGGCGGATGATCCACACAATGATTCCCGACTCGCTGGAGGCCAGCGCCAGAGAGATTCGCCGGACACCGCCGGACTTCGCCGCACCGCGGGAACCACCGAACCCTAGGACGGTAGGGGCATCGCGGGAGCGATCGAGGATGGCATTGAGCAGCCGCTGCTGCTTCGGTTGCAGGGCAATGATTAGCTGGTCCGCCACGCGCTACCGCTGCGCAACCACCGTCACGAGACCGCCAGACACGTACGCCGACAGCCGAGCGCGGTAATAGGCGAACCGCGTCTGGTCAGTGAAGTTGTCCTGCTGCTTGTTCACGCTGGTGTAGATCGTCTGGTAGTGCGAGTCGTCGTCAATGTTTGACGCCTGAATCTGCACTGTGGCCGTGGGATTGGCGTCCCGCCAATCCACAGTGAACGTCGTTCCCTGATCTGACCCGCTCGGGCTCAGGCCGCGGGCGAGTGCCTGGCTGGCTTGCGGCGCCGTGGGAAGCTCGGCCGAGAATAGCAACAGCGCGTCACCCGGCCGGCAATCGGTAGCCTGTCCCGCCACGTAGTTTGGCATGGGTGGATAATATCACAGATCATCGAAGGGGACTAGTTGGCGGTTTTCAGATGCCCCCGGCATACTCTCACCGGGGGCACGGTCTAAACGGTGGACGTTGTGGCGGTCTTGGCATTGGCCCCGGTGGTCCGATTTGGCATCACCTCCTATTGGTCGATTTGGGCATTCACTGAAGTGCCGTCGCATCTCGCGCGCCCCGAGTTCCGCACCGCATCCCCACCCGCAAGGCATCTTCACCCATGAAGCCATTACGAGATGGCCGCCAAAGCGCGCGTGAGATCCGCGATGCGCTGCGCACGCCATCCCGAACAGGGCAGGCAGTACGCCTCAATGAGCGCGTCGAGCAATTGTGTCACATCCTGAGGCACATTCCAATTGTGCCACAAGTTGTGTCACAAGTCTACATGACCGTCTGTTTCACGTGAAACAGATCCCGACGGCAACTCCAGCGGGCGCGCCTCCGGTACCTGCTGTCCAGCCTGCATCACCACGACCGTAATCTGCGGGCCTGTCGCCGGGGCCGCAGGCTCTGGCTGGTGATGGCCGTAAACCTTCGGCTTGAGCTTGCCTAACAACCACTTACGGGCGTCAATCTGAATCTTGGTCCGCTCAGTATTGTCCCCCGTCGTAACCCGCTCCTCAACCACCTTCTGAGCGCTGGCGCCGTCGCACAGACTTGCGCCGTCGTCCGAATGCCTCCATGCGCCGCGGAGCCAGCGAACCGGCTTGCCGCACTCCGAACACTCCCGACCGACTTCCTTTTTCTCCGTCTTCTCACCGATCAGTGGTTTATCCGCTAACTCGATGATTTCAGAAGACCAACCCTCCAAAAGCGCTTCACGCGCGCGCGCATATTGCTCCCGGAATTCCGGATCGTCCTGTAGCCAGCGGCACACGGTGGTCATGGAAGGCATTGCGGGGTCTTGCTCGATGGTGCGCAGCGATTGGCCGGCTGCGATGCGGGCGCAAACGGTGGCGGCTATCTCGGGCTCGTACATGTGAGAGATTGTGACTGATTCTATTGCTGTTGTCTAGCCTTTCGCTATTTGTTCAAACAATCTTTGTGGATTGCTAATTTTTCACTGGCGGAAAAATAAATCATATGTGATACTGAGTTTGTCAGCAACCAACTGACAGGAGAAAAAAACGATGCGCTACGAATTGAGAGTCATCCGGGACAGCTACAACGCCAACGGGCGCAACATCCAGCCACTCGATGCGCCGCTCTTTGAGACTGACGACGCCGCTGAAATGAAAGCGCGCGCCAATGTCGAGGGATCGGCTCACTACTACGGTATCGCCATCGTAGACAATCAGGCCGGTACGGTCGATTGGGGCGATGAGGTTACCCCGCTGCGTGGTCAGGTCCAGTTGGGCGTGGAGCACATCGCGGACGGCGGCGGATGGAAGGGTTACATCGAGTTGCTATAGCCTCCGTGGGCGTAATCGCTGCTCACCTTTCGCGGCATTAAAGCCCTGCTAGACCGTGTGGCTACCGAGCGGTGGAGATTTCGGTAGCTTTGGAAACATCAACCTTTGACGCGCCTCTCCCCGCTATCCCGTAGCTGGCTCCGGGCGTGCAGAGTCCTCCGGGTGGTACCGGGGCCGGTAGGTCAACCCGGCATTGCTTCGGTACACGGGGAGAATCATAACATTGGCTTGTATATCCGCGCAATGTGGCTTGCCAGTTCAAATGGGATCTCCGCTATCATCGCAGAGGCTGCTTTACGAGCAGGGGATTTCGAGGACGTGTACGAGAGTCGCTCGTCTTCAGCGATTGTCACGCCGCCCCGCTTGTGATCGTTGAACCACGCCGCGCGTTCGCCTTTCTGTCCTTCGATGCCGCAATCCCGTGAAGTGAACCGCGCGCCGTTACCCACATCGGTACGCCGCCCTTCCGCGCTTGCAATCTTCACCCCGCCCTGCTTTCCCGGCCATGCGGGATCGTTGAAGCAGTCACCGCCGTGCTTCGTGCCGGACTGCCAGCCATGATCCGTTGTGAAGTTCTCCCGCGTTGGTTCCCAAGATCCCAGTTGACTCTTCCGCCGTCCATTCGCCTTCACTCCCGGCATCCCGAACGACAGCGCATCCGGCCGCACGATTCGCCCGCCTACATTCGCAATGTCGCCCCACAGGTAGTAACTCCCGAAATTCGCCTTCGCCCTGCCGACCCACGGCTGCGCACCTTTCACGTTTTCCAATACCAGCGGTACGCCGCACTCCCGCGCGATACGAAAGCAGGCGTTGAAGATCGCGCACAACTGGTCTATCGTTCGTGAGCCGGTGTAGCCCTCGGGAAACGGAACCGGCTGGCCGTCCTCGCGTGCGCGGCGCAGCGCCTTGGCGATCTGCTTCGCCCGCGTCCAAGGCATCGCCATGTACGAAAACTCCGTGCAGGGCGGGGAAGCCACAATCAGGGAGGGATTCGCGGCCCGCAAGTCGTAGCCGTTGAGCTTCAGCACGTCGTGGAGGATCAATTCGCCGGGGTAGCGCTTCAGGTTGATAGAGGGCTGTCGGCTAAACTCGTTATAGCCACGCGCTGGATGGCCCGCGCAGTTGCCTTCGATGCGCTTCCCGCGGGAAATCTGCTTCTCGATCTGCTCGCGGATTTCTTTGAGTGCGGATTGTGGGTCAACCCCGGTTTGAAAGATTGTGGCGCTCAGGCGCTTCACTTGTGAAACGCAATATTCGTGAAAGGTTT